CGTATGAGGTGTGAGATGATGGAGAGCAGGAACGATGTCTTTCCCTGTGATGTTCTTCCTCCGAGTACGATTAGGTCTGACGGTTGGAATCCCCCTCTGTCGTCGATGAATTCGAAGCCAGTGTAGCTTCCATGTTGTCCTCCCGTGGAGAGGTTTGTCTTGACGCGCTCGTAGAGTTCTTCGAGTGCGTTTGTGAGTGTCTTTGCGTTGACACCTGAGTCCTGCATGATGGTTTTCAGTTTGTCGTGCAGGTTCTCCACGATTTCCTCCACGCTTGTGTCGAGTTGGTTCACCTTTGCGCTGAAGGTGTCGAATGTCATTTTCAGCAGTCTTCGTCGTGCGAAGTCCTGTAGTATGATGGCATTTCTTGCGAGTTGTCCCGTGAACACCGAATAGGCTACGATGCTGGCGACTTCTGGCATGACTTGCGGGAGTGTCAGGTTTGGGTTTTGTCTGACGATTTCTGTGCAGACGATGGGCATGTCGGGGTTATCTCCGTTTTCGCAGACTGCCTTTATAGCTTTGTAGATCGTTCTGTTCATCGACATGTAGAAGCAGTCTTCAGAGAGGAATTCCTTTATCTTGAAGAAATTTTCCTTATTGGAATTCATCAGTTCTCCAATGACTCTTTTCTCCAGTTCGACGGAAACGAGTGGCATACGGGATTCCTTTGGTGTGACATTGAATGTCATACCCGACTGTGGAGCCGTTATGTTAGAATCATGTGCCATTATACAAGGTGTTAGGGACTGCTATACAGAGAAATCGTTTACTTTTTCGACACTGTATCACTCCGACAGCTTCAAAAAGCGAATTGCAAAGTAAGCATTTTTTTTATATACTTCCAAAAAATTTATTACAATTTTATTTTTGATGTTATAAGTTTTTATGTATCTTTGCAACATATTTCATTTGTGATGAAGCCTATTAAAAAATCAGATTACTTCAATGCCGACCCCAAGCATTATTATCCCATCCGTACCTACCAGCAGCGTGAGCGTCTTGTGTATCACTTGTTGGAGGAATGGGGTGTTCCGTTGAGCGAGAACGAGAATCGTATGCTTCATTTTGCCTTGATGCAAAGTCTTGAATGGGCGGCATCTCATACAAAACACTAACAACTAAAATAGTCATGGAAGAACAAAGTGTGTTTTCTCTTTATCAGAAATCCCTTCATTCGGTTGCCACGTTGAGCCGTCATGATGACTTGCGTCGTGCCGACGACCTTGTGCGTTTGGGTTATAAGAAGTTTCACGAGTTAGAGTCTCATCATGTCGATATTCATCTTTCCTGTTATATCGTTCAGGCAGCTATTACCGGCGAGATAGAGCCTTTGCTTTCGGATGTCTTTGCTTATCTCAGTGACAAGAAGCGTAAGTTTCATTATGAGCGTTCCCGTAAGAAGAGCCTGTTGCAGGTGAAGGACGGTTTGACGAAACTGTCCAATTTCCTGGTTCGTTGTGAGCGCGAAGAGTACATGCCCAAGGTCTTTGGTAATTTTCCTTGTTTTGTGAGGAGTTATGTTCAGATGGTTGGCGGGTGTTTTGCCCAGATGCAGTTTACGTGGCATAAAAGTGTAAGCGATTCTATACACAAGTCCCTTGCTATCCTGATGGAGGACTTGTCTTCCAAGAAGAAGGAAAATGTATTTGTCTTGAGTCGTCTGATTCTGATTATTCAGTTGACTCAGGTTATTCAGCATTTGGAAGAGGACTGTCTTGCGGATATGCGAGCCATCAACGAACAGGCAGCCAGTCTTAGTGTGGATGTGCCGTTGTGCGAGTCGTGGAAAGTCATCAACAATGCCTGTTCCTCCTACTTGGACACTTACTTTGAGGAAGACAAATATACTGTCTCCCGTCGTTACCGCAAGCGCATGGACAAGCGTATTGAAGAGATAGCCAAATGGGTGAACCATTTGCGTGAAGTATATGTTCAGTCAAACCGTTCCGCTTTCGAAGCTTATGTTGACTGGTCCATCAGTTGCATGGCGGCAGGTTATGGCAAGGGAATCTTTTCTACTTCCGCTCGATCGATCATCGAAACGGAGTTGGGTGTTTACCTCTTGGCTTATATGGGGAGTGACATCGATGCGCTTCAGTCGGTGATTATGGAGTTGAAGGACTTAGCGAGTGAGTACGATATGGTCTTTGACACAGATGAGAGCCAGTTGACATTTTACAATCGGCTTTTAGACGACGACTACAATGGAGAAGAGAGTGGTGAAATGAAGTATCCGATGATTGCGAAGCTGAAGCACAATCTGCTCCATGCAGATATAGATGAGATAGCCAACAAGTTTTGTGCTATGGTGGATGAGATTCGTAAAATCAAAAATAAAAACAAGTAACTATGGAATTTTTCAGACAGAAAGGAAACACGCGAACCAGGCGTAAGTTAGAACATGGTTTTAAAGGAGAAGGTAATCATTCCCTTTTTTATCCGAAGGAGCATTACGGTAGTTTACAGGACAAGCCCGTCTTTGTGACGGAGAACGAGCGAATCTACAAGGCGCAGATGGCTACGATAGGACCTTTTACTACGAAGCATGTCTTCAGTCACAAAGGTTTCAGGAAGAGGTTAGTATCAAGTTCCAGGGTATCTCCTATGGATAACCCTTTGACATCCCTCTTTGGATAATTCTCTCATTTTGTAATTTTATCATTCAAGAATTCTATCATGGAAGTATTCGGAAGTTTGAACTTATTGAATCTCTGCAAGCAGGCAAACTTGCAGAAAGACAAGGATGGTAATTTGTTTGTTGTCATTCCTGTCAAGCAGAGCGGATTGGATGTAAAGCAGTTTGACGGTCGTGATGGTAAGACTTACCAAGTTGCCAATTTGAATGTTAGCATTACGGACATACATCCCAATTTCGCGGAAGCGTGGAGTAGTAATCATCCTAATGCGAAGCAAGTTCCATCTCATGTGATTACGATGAATGGCACCAAGCAGTTCAACAATGATATTTATCCCAAGCTGAGAGAGCGTCTGTTACATGATGAAAAATTCATGAATTCGTTTCTCGCTCATCATACCGACTACAATGGTTTACCTGAGGACAAGCAGGAAGAACTCTTGCGTAAGGAGTGTTTCAGATACCTCTATAACCGAAGGCAGTCCGTCTTGTTCCCGAAGGATGTTGCCGTGCAGTCCGTTCCGATGAGTGAGGACATGACAGTAGTGGGTAGTGGTGGTTCTTCTGCCGATGCGGGTTCAACTGTGGATGATACTGACGACCTGCCATTCTGATGGAGTCCGAGTCTCTTATCCTGCATTGTCCTCGTAGCTGGAACGACCTGCGTTTGGACCAGTTGGAGTCGATGACCCGTCTGATGGATAGCAGTAATCGTTATTCATCGGAGGTGGAATGGTGGTTTGACATATTCCTTGTGCTGATGGATATTGAGGTGGTGCATGATGGAGGTTCTGTGGATGTTGTCAAGGACTTTCGTTGTGGTGATGGTGATGCTTACATTGGCAGTTCCGTTCGTCGGATGTTTCATTTCCGTGGTACTCGTGATGCGAGTATTCGTTTTTCCGCCACGGCTGAGCAGTTGTACTCATGGACGCTGGACAGCACGAGTTTGTTTTTGGACAATATCTACAGTCTGACGAAAGCCCCCTACCCTTTTATTGAGATTCCCAAGCGTCATTGGTGGGGGCGTGGTGTGAAGATCCAGCCTCCTTCCAATCTTCTTACGAATATCAGTTTTCGTCAGTACACCTACATCCAGCGGTACATGCTTCAGTACTGGCAGAGTGTCGAGCGTCTGCGTCGTTACTTGTCGGACCATGAAGACGAGTCCCCTACCCCATTGATGAATCAGCAGTTTTCGCAACTGCAGTCCCGCATCCGCGATGCCCGTAACCGTTTCCTTGCTCATGCCTGTTGTTATCCTCGCTGGGAGTTCATGGAGCGGAGTGATACAGGGATTCGTTTGGGTAGTCATACCGTGTATGAGTACAAGCCGAGGGATGCAGAGTGTTTTGCGAGTCGTTTAGATGTCGTAGATGATGTTGTCTTCAAGTTGGTGTTGCAGCATGTCCAGAGCTGCTTGCGGTATTTCAGCCGTCAGTTGCCTTCCTTGTTCTGTTCTGCTGGTAGTCGCTATCCGAAGGACGTGTTGATGGCAGACCTTGCCACGGTGAATGCCGTGATGAAGTACAGTGGCTATACGACTCAGCAGAGTGTCTATGATACCAATGCAATTTTGGTGTTTGACATATTGAATACGATGGCGAAAGATGCAGAAGAAACACGGAGAATGTTGAATTCTTCCCACACAAAAAAGAGTTGATATGAAAAAGATACTGCGATTTCTTTTAGGCTGTCTTGCCTGGTTCCGTTCATTCGGTAAGTCGGAGCGTCCCTCTGCCACACGCTTATTCTTAGACAGTGGTACAGAGATTAAGAAGCTGATGGATGCAGGGCTTTTGCTGTTGTCGCTTTCTGACAGGACTGTCTGGATGGATTTCGACTGCTATGATTTCTTCTCTGATACAGGCGCCGACATGGAGAAGCTGAAGAATTTCCTTTGGCTGTGCAGGTTGCAGATGAATTTCGCCTTGACAGAGGCGCGAGGCATTCGTTCAGGTGGTGACTCCCCTTCTCCATTGGATGAAGATGAGAACTTGAAATTCTATGTCTGTACGTATAACAGTCATTTAGACCGAGATGCCGTTTTGTTTTACGGTAGTGCGAATGCAACGGAGATAAGCATTGATTTAAAGTGATATAGTATAGCGTTGTTTTTTCCATGATTTCAACGTTTGAGTGTTGTTAGAGAGAGAATGCGGTAGTTGTTTCAGCTATCGCATTCTTCATTTGTCCTTTCTGGTAGAAATAAATTGTCTTAACTTTGTTTTGAGAAAATCCTATATTTTTTTAATTCAAGAATTTTGAAATTCAAAAATGATAGAGTATGAGAATTCCAGACAAACGTTTTCCGAAGTTGCTCAGTTACAAGAAGGTGGGTTTGGTGATGGAGCGCGAAGATGCCGAGAAGCGTCGTATTCCGTTTGATTGTGTTTATATGGCGAAGAACGGTCGTCTTGTGGAGTGTGAGAATGTTGTGTGTATCAAGTACGACATCAAGCATCATCGTCATACTGTGCAGTTTCCTGATAGCGGTGTTGTGCGGACGTTGCGTGATGTTTTATTACTGAGTGTGAACGAATTTAAGATAGTCGTGAACTGATGAAAGAGAAGGAGGAAGAAAATAGTTCTATTCAGACTGTCACCTATCCATCGGTGATTGAGGATTTTGTGCGGTCGTATGCTCCTGTTGATTTAGAGGGCATAGCCGATATGGTCTTCACCCGTGGTATGCTTCGTAATGCGCTTGGTGCTTATCCTCGAAAGGATAGTGAGAACGACCCTTTGGATGATTATCTTGCGATGCTGGCGGGTTTAGGTTTTACTCTTCACTTGACGAGTTATGGCGAGCCTGGCTTGCTGTGTATTATTAAGTGATGAGAACCGAAAGCGAAACTTTCGGATACAGAGAAACTAATGACCGAAAGCGGAACTTTCGGGAACGGTGGTATTATTACATTTTGAAATTCTGAGATTTTAATATTTTGAAATTTTATCATAACAAAATTATGGGTACAGAACCGAGTCAGCACACCATGCAGCAGGTGACACGTCATATTGAGCTGGGAATTCCGTTGGAGGAGCTGCGCTTAGGTGACAAGCAGCGTGAGCGAGTGAAGTTATGTTTAGAGTTATATCACAGATTCGAAGACAATCCCTATATGGATGTTGACATGTGGTTGAAGCGAAAGGGAAGGCGAACTTGGCAGATTGTGATAGACAAGCAGATTTTCCTACATATTCTTTCGCTTTGTCAAAGGAACAGTAGTCGTGAGATGTCGAAGGTGATCGTGCGTAGGGTGGCGATGGATTCCATTCGTCATGGTGATGCAGTGGGTGACAACACGGCAAAAATCAAGGGAGCCGAGTTGCTGAAGGACATAGACCACTTGGACAAGGAGGACAGTGCGGTAGAGGCAGCCAGCAATACAGCTCAGTTGCCTATTTTTCTCACCTCCCGTGTCGAGACGATTAGTAGTGACAAGAAGACGATTACCCGTAAGGAGTTGATAGCCTTGTATAACAGATATGGTGGTACGAAGGACCATATTCAGCAGATGCTGGAGCAACGCATGGAAGAGTTTGAGCGTCGTTCGCTGGACGATGATGGCAGCGGCAGAACCGCTGCATACAGAGAAACTGACGAGGTGGATGACGATGGCAGCGGCAGAACCGCTGCATACGGAGAAACTGACGAGGTGGATGACGATGGCAACGGCAGAACCGCTGCATACGGAGAAGCTGACGAGGTGGATGATGATGGCAACGGCGAAACTCCTGCATACAAAGAGGTGGAGGAATTGGACGAGGAGGACTTTTAGAATTCTGGTATTATATTATTTCAATATTCTATGATGCAGTAATTTAAAAGTTTTGAAATATTTAGATTTTAGAATTATGAAATTTTATCATGCAAAAATAATAAAATCTTAGTATGATGCACACAGGGCTATTAGACAGTGTATTACCTTTGGATTTGGCTGAGGGAAAGAAGCTAACACCGAAGTATCGTGAGATGTACCTGAGTCGTGCACAACAGTTGATATATAATTTTGGTGCGAGGGAGACCTATATCCGTGCAGGTCGAGGATTCGGCAAGACAAGTATAGAAGCCCCATTTCTGACGGCGAATGTGCAGACGATACCAAGAGGTTTAGGTGCGTTCTTAGGTAGTAGTTTGAAGCAGCTATACTGTAAGACGATGCCGAATATGGTTAAGTCGTTAGAGACGATGTTAGGATGGAAGGAGGGTATGCAGTATTTCCGTGGTCATGCTCCGAAGCGTTCGGGTTATGTTGAGCCCTTGGTGAAGCCTCGTGTCTGGGAGAACGCTTTGCATTTCTACAATGGTGCTGTGATGATTATGGTTTCGATGGAGCAGCGTGCCTCTGCCAACAGTTACAACCTATGTTGGCTGATGGGGGACGAGGTTCGTTTCTTTAACTGGCAGAAAGTCTTGCAAGAGGTAATTCCCGCCTTGCGTGGCGATGTCTATGACCATCCTGGTTGGTCGAAGAAGAACCCTCGTTATTTGAGTCAGACTTGGTGTAGTGATAGTGGTTTGACGTTGGCTCAGCAGGAGTGGGAGAGTGCGGAGGATGACCAGACCGAAGAAGTGAATCAGCAGATTGTCGAGATGCTTGCAGAGCAGCAGCATTACATGGAGGAGTATGGCATTGACTTGTCGAATAGTCATGAGTTTCCTGAGTGGAGCAGTCGATTGCAGGAGTTGCGTTGTCAGAGTCTGGCATTTTTCAATTTCAGTTCCTTGGAAAATATTGAAATACTTGGTGAGGATTATATAGCGAGGATGGAGCGCCAGTTGCCGAAGTTGGTATTTGACAGGCAGATTATGGGTAAGCGCACGGCTGCGGCGAAGGACGGATATTATTCGAGTTTTGATGTCCATGTTCATGGGTATGCGCCACGTGAGGACGACCAGACCGAAGTGATCCAGAAGAAGTTCATGGCGAAGCACAAGATGATGAACGGCGACTCGTATAAGGCTCCAGACCTTGATGCCTTGCAGCATGCCACTTACAACTGTGTGCTTGATACGGACGTGGTACCTGGCTTGCCATTGCGGATTGCTTTCGACTACAACAAGAACATCAATACTGTGGTGACAGGTCAGCAGTACAAGATGGATGGTGTGGAGAGTGTGGTGGTTTTGAGTTCCATGTATGTAAAGAACGAGCAAAAGCTGCGTGAGCTTTGTAGAAAGTGGTGTCGTTACTATGAGCCGCACAAGGCAACTTGCAATGATGTTATATATTATTATGATGCAACGGCGAAGCAGGGTGGTACTTATGCCTTGGAGGAGCAGGAAAAGTACAAGTTTTATAATGTCGTGAATGAAGAGTTGACGGCGCGAGGTTGGCATGTCATTATGGTGGATATGAAGACACCTATGCGTCACGACCAGAAGTATCAGTTTCTGAATGATGTCATGAGCGGTCAGCAGCAGTTATTCTTCAGAATCAATGTTGAGAATAACGAATACTTGATAGTAGCGATGGAGAACGCGAAGGTGGCTACAGCCGTTGACAAGAATGGGCATACCTACGTGAAGAAGGACAAGGGTAGGGAGAAGTACAGGTCCAGTTCTCCGACGGCAGGACCGCTTGAAGAGCGCACTGATATTTCCGATGCCGCTGATACCCTGATTATCGGTTGTCGGTTCTATGGTTTTGGTGGTAGGGGATTCAGTGCAGCTTCCTTTGGTGGTAAGATGCGTGTGAGCCGACCTGTAATGGGTTGATTTATTTATGACTATCAAAGCATTTTTACATTTAAAAATTTTTAAATTTTAAAATTTATTCGTATCTTTGCGTTGTTTTAGACAAGACTTCCAAAGATTAGGATAGGGGGAGTTGCTGTAGAACGCTTCACCTGTCCTTTGTTTTCGAGAATTAAAGCTTATCATAAATATTATACAAGGTTTAGGTTTCATTCTAAAAGGACGACGTATTGACCATTCGCGAGAATCGTTGATATATATAGCAAAGAGGAAAGGGGTGGCTTAGTGCTTCCCTTTCCTCTTTTTTTATTGCTGCGCCAGAAGCGCGACTTGCTGAGAAACGAAGACCGAAAGCGAAACTTTCGGGGACGGTGGCAGGGACGGTGGCTGGAGTTGTGGGTTAGTTGGATTTTTTGTAGCCAGTTTTGAGGACTCTGCCGTGATCCATGCCTCCCATGACCTTTCTGACGGTATTCATTAAGGTGTTCATTTCCGATGGGTTATGTTCGGTCATTTGGATGTACTGCTGATATTCCTCATAGGTATTGAATTCAATCCAGATGAATCCGTCGATGCTACCTTGGTGCTTTGCCTTTTGCAGGACAGGGTGGAGGATGCCGTCGTATTCACGAAGTATCTGTTGCCATTCTTCTGCGAATTCCCCTTTGTTCTTTTTTGGTGTGTAGCTTTGTTTTTCGTTTACTTGTTCGAACAGGTTCAGTTGAGTTGCCTCCTGCATCTTCTTGAGTCGGTTCTTCACCCAGTTGCGAAGTAGCGCGATGGTGTATGCCGCCACATCTTCTGGGTAGTGGTGTTCGATGATGCCTGGCAGTTCCTGATAGACATAGGATGAGAAGTCGCTGAAGTCTTCATCTTTGACCTTGATGATGATGGGTTCAATGAGTGCTTCCTTTAGGTCACCGCATCGTTTCATGAGCGTATCGACGATTTTCTTGTTGGCAGCCATCCTATATTTCTTCTTGTCCATTGCTGTCTTGTGCAGTTTGAATTCAATGTAGAGTGGGTCGCCTGTCTTTCGTCCATTGGGCATGATTTCCTTGAAGTCGAAGGTGATGTCGATTTGTTTCTCTTGGCTCATGCGCACGAGGTCGCTTTGTACCTTTTGTAGGACATACTTCTTAAACTGCGAGTATTTCGGTAGTTGGTAGGTTTTTTCGCCCGTCTTCTCGTTTTTGACGAAGAGTCCTAAGTAGTCTTTGATTTCGTTGACGGTGAGTTTTCCCTTGCCCGACTGTTCGCATTTGTGTTTGAGGAGGGAGTAGAGTTGTGGAGTGTGTGATGCTGTGCTGATCCGTGCGATGATGTTAGGGTGGTTGACATAGCCTTTTGACATATCGAATACCCAGTCAGCGACTTCGGGATTGATGCGGAAGTCGAGCCATCCTTTCGAGCGAGTGACGGTTTTGAGTTCTCCGTTCTTGCTTGTGAAGGTATATCCTTCGGTGGTGATGGGTGTTTCGCCTTGCAGGAAGATGTTTATCCACTGAATGACGAGTCCTCCCTTTTCGTCATGCGTGATGCGTTTGGCTTTGATTTCGAGTATTTCCTTGACGGCTTTCTCGATTTGGTCGTAATGCCCAGCTGTGATGCCATATTCAGCGAGTGTGATGCGTATGGGTTCAAGGTGGTGTTCTTTATCGTCCTCCGTGAAAAGAGGTCTTGGAACGTCTTTTGAGTTGTTTCTGCCGTCGGAAAAATACGAGTTGATAAAGTTCTGGATGTTGTCAGATACCTTTATCATGATGTCCTGTTGCAGGAGTGATAATCCTTTGAAGAATTCCGTATAGACGAAGGGCGTGTTAATCCATCTTGCATCCAGTAGATTCGCTTTCTTTTCTATCGGGTTATTTTTGTCGTCCTTTTTCATACCTTTTCAATTTTTAATCTACCATCTTGTTTACCTTTTTAAGTGTAAGTGTTTGATAATGAAGTTTTTGCACTTACAACAAGAAACCTCTTTTTTTCACTTCGTTATCGCCTTTTGTTCTTATTTGGCAAAATCCATCTACCATTTTGTTCACGGTATTCTACCATCTTGTTTACGTATTTTGCCAATAATCTACCATCTTGTTTACGATATTCTACCATCTTGTTTACCTTTTTAAGTGTAAGGTGTTGAATATCAGTTGTTTTGTAGGTTGACAATTTCACAATTTTATTTCAATTTTCTCAAACTGATATTATAGATATATACCCTTCTTAAAAAGAAATAAAAAAGAAAAAGTGAAAAAAGTGGTTCGTTGGTCATTGGTTGCCACGAAACAGAATTTCGTGGAACGGTGGTTTTGTTTAGAGCGAGTAGGATTCCTCGATGATGTTGTTGATGGTTTCCTTCATCTTCTCGTCGATGAATCCTTCATCGGTGACGTAGGTAGAGAAGAAGAACTGTGTGACAGCATAGAGCAGGTTTTGTTTCTCGATTTCGTTTCTGACGGAGCAGAAGTTGATTTTTTTGGCGAGTTCATCAGGCATGAAGAACTGCGTAGGGTTTGCTCGTCCGTATTTGCGGATGCGCTTTTGCTTCAGTTTTTTAAGCTCTGCGCTGCCGATGTTGATTGGGTTGCGGTACTCAGCTTCTGTCTGGTCAGCAAATTGCTGGATGGTGATTTTTTTCTTAGCCATGATTTTTATGATTTAAAGATGTTGTTATTTTATGGGGTTGATGGGTTTAATGGGGAGGGTGGGGTGTGGGACCGAAAGCAGAATGGAAGAATACGGCAGCGGCAAAACCGCTGCATACTGAGAAACTGAAAGCCGAAAGCAGAACTTTCGTGAACGGTGGCGAGGGGAACCCGAAAGCAGAACTTTCGTGAACGGTGGCTGTTAGGATGGATTGATTTTTCGTTTCCAGTTTTTCTTCCTTTTTGTTTTGGTGATTTCTTCTGCGAGTGCGAGGTAGTCTTTTGCTCCGTTGGACTCTGCATCGAATTCGAAGATAGACTGGTGTTCGATAGGTGTGGAATCGAAAGCCACGCATCTTCTGATGGTTGTCTTGAAAGTAGGTACGTTCTTGTTTTGTTCGAAGAGTTCCTTCACTTGTCGGGCGATGTTGGTTCTCTTGTCGAATTTGGTGAAGAGGTAGCCGAGGATGGTGAGTTTCGGGTTCAGTTCAGCCTTGATGCCTTCGATGTCTGGTATCAGCTTGAGTGAGCCTTGTACTGAGAAGGCAGCAGCTTCAAGCGGGATGATGATGGACTCCGATGCAATCATTGCGTTGTAGTTGAGCAATGACGCTGATGGTGGGCAGTCGATAAGGATGTAGTCGTATTGTGTTGCGATTTGAGAGAGGTAGTGTCGGAGTACGGTTAGTTTCTTATACTCTGGCAGTTCCTTGGCGATGCTTTCCAGTGCGGGTGAGCCTGGCATATAGTCCAGTCCTTTTCCTCTTTCATATATAGGAAAGGAGTGGCATTTGCCTGTCAGCATTTCGTAGATGGTTTCGTTGCCGTCTGTCTTCGGGTCGAATCCGAGTGCTTTGGTGAGGTTACACTGTGAGTCCGTGTCGATGAGAAGTACCGACTTGTCGAGCAGCCATAGTGCTGTTCCGAGGTTCAGGGTAGTGGTGGTTTTAGCCACTCCACCTTTGTAATTAAGGATAGAGATAATCATAGTTTTGCGTGTAAATTGATTTTAAAGACGTGCGCAAAGATACGTCTTGTTTTTTTTATTGCAAAGAAAAAATTTAATTTTAACATTTAAAAATGAAAAATATTTTACTTTTTATAATTTTGAAATGATAGAATTTTGAAATTATTGCATTTTTGTTTTGGTACAATAGAAATTTTTTCCCTATCTTTGTCTGCGATTGGAAGTCATTTGTCTCATATTAACATACATTATTAAAAGGAACATATATGCCATATATCACAAAAGCCAAAATGTTGCAGAATATCTGCAAGAAGAGTGGTGTTAGTAAGGTTACTTGTCAGCTTGTCATTCAAGCGTTTCTTGAAGAGATGAAGGCAGCCTTGTTGGATGGTGAGTCTTTCTTCTTGAAGGGTTTCGGTCACTTCGGGATTTCGTTTCGTCAGTCTCGCAAGGTCCATTATTTCAAGAAGGGCGTGAAAGGATTCACAGATGGTACGATACCTCCTCGTGGTCTGGTTCACTTCCGTCCTGAGCGTGAGTTTCGTGAAGCGATGGTTGCGACCACGGAGGAACGTTATAGGCAGACGGGCAAGGTTGTCAAGGATTTGAAAAGTGTCAGGGATTTTGAGGATTGATAAAGTGTCAGGGATTTTGAGGATTGAAAAGGATTTTCTTGGAACCTGAAACGAAGAGCCTTGGAGAAAATCAAGGATTGAAAGGATTGAAAGGATTGAAAGGATTTCTGGATAGAGTGAAAAGTGAAGAATAGAGAAATGAAGAATACAAAAACGGGAATGTCGTTTTCCCAGGCGCTTACATATATCAAGTTGCCTTCCTATACACGTTCATGGTTGGTGACGAAGTACGGTGAGGTTTTGACCTTGCATCCCCATTCCGAGCTTGGTCAGATCATGCAGCGTTACTTGGTGGAAAACAAAAGTCTGAAGAAGCTGAGTGATGTTGCCTATACTCAGACGCAGTATGACTTAGCGTTGTCCGAGCATGTGGATGCCTCTTCAGCCATTGACTTTCCCTCTGTTGATGTGGCGAGGGAGTTGTTGGCGGTTCGCATGCCTTATGAGTTGGACAGGCAGGGTTTGCGTCTTCATCCATCGAGGAACTGGCAGTTGGCTCCTCGTGGTGCCGTAGCTTTTCGTAAGGAGTGCAAGGAGATGTTCTTTGATTGCTTGATTCGCTATATCGAGGATGAGCGGATGCGGATGCGCGAGATGGGTGCTGAGTTTCATATCGGCAAGACGATAGACCAATTCAGTTTCGCCTACAATATCAGTCCTGACCAGAGTGAGAACTTAGAGCGTTATGTTCGCAGGGAGGTGAAGGACATCATGCAGAAGCGTCAGGCTCGTGCTGAAGAGTTCGAACATTTTCTGCTTGGCGATTTTTCCGCACCAAAGAAAATTGTTAAATAAATCTAACAGGAAGATGTAAAAGGTTTGATTTTGTCCGAAAAAAAATCCGAGAAAAATTTTCGTCTTTTGAGTTGGTTCTCAATATTACATTATATG